CTACCATACCCCCACCCCCGGCGCACCCGTCCGGCCATAGACCGCGAGGGCCAGAGCCATCACGCAGTCGTCGTGCATCCCCTCCGGGGCCGAGTACCGGACGCCTGTCCTGGTGTACTCGTAGGCGAAGACGTCAAGCTCGGAGACGATTACGCCCTGCGGATACCTCACCTCCCCGGTCTGGATCGCCATCGCCAAGCCCTCCATCAGCTTTTGTTTAGACGTCGAGGAGAAGTTGTAGCCCTCGACGTTCGATAGCTCCCGCTGGAGCCGTTCAACGATAGGATCGCCGACCCCGGTCGAGTCTACGATCGCGGGCGTCAGGCCGATCTCCTGGGCTAGCCGGCGGACGGTCTCCTCCCACGGCCACTGGTATCGGTCGAACCGGCAGACGGCCCCGGTCTCGTCGAGGCCGACCACGACCGTCCAGTCGACAGACTTCGCCAGGTCGACCCCGTAGACCACCGCAGGAGCCCCGGAGACGTCCCCGATACAGGCCCGGATAGCTTCCTGCCCAAACGGGTTCCCGCCGTCGTCTGACGGCTCCGCGAAATACAACTCGCGAAACACGTTCTCCGGTAGTTGCCGTTGGGCCTGGTCGATCTCCTCCGACGCTATGATCCCGGCGTCGACCGCGTCCGCTGCCGTGAGCTTCGCATACGTCCACCCTGGTTCCCCTCCCTCGGCCCGACGCGCCAGGGCATAGGCCCAGTTCCGCCGGCCCTTGACGTTGCCGATGATCCGGACGGGGCCGCGGGTAGCCGTCAGGGTCGACCGGATCGCGTGCCACGCCTCCTCCCGCATCCGCGTAGCCTCGTCCAGCACCGCAGCATAGACGTCCTCGCCGTAGAGGTTGTCGGGCTTCTCCGCAGACCGGAATGAGATGATCGCCCCGTTCACCAGCGTGATCGTTAGCTCAGACTCGTTGGCCGTGTAGAGGGTCTCCGGCAGGCCCCGCTTGAGCCGCCTATATGCGACCTTCGCCTGCGGATAGACCGGGCTGATCCACCAGAACGCTTGGCCCCGCAGACCGCCCATAGCCCGCTCCAGTATCCACGCGATACATGCCACGGTTTTCCCGCATTTCGTCGACCCCTCGATGATTCCGTACCGGTCAGCCGAGAAGATCGCCGCCTGCTGCTTCGGGTAGAGACTGGGTCTCCGGTACGTTACCGTCGGGGCCGTTGCCGTTGAGGTAGTTGCCACTTGCTGCCTCGATGCTGAAGGTTACTTCGCCCTGGGTCAGGTGGATCGCCCGCTGGTCGATGGTGATCAGCGGTTCCTTCGGGATCACGCCGTTGATCTCCGAGATGCGGTGCATGATCGACATCACCATCTTGGTCGCGGCCTCGTCGCCGGCCAGGGCCTGCGGCCACCACCGGGACAGGAGGGTCGTGTACCGCTCCATCTGGAGGGCGCGTATCTGGTTAGCCATGCCGCTGTACTTCTCGGCGAGGTCGTTCAGCACGCGCTTGATCGACCGGTGTACCTGCGACCTATCGACGCCCAGGGTCTCCCCGATCTGCTTCTCGGTCGCGCCCCCTTTGTAAAGCTCCAGCATCTGATACCGGCGAAGCTCAAACTCGGCCTTCTTCTGCGGCGTCGGGTATAGCCCCGGCTGCTTGCGCTTCGCCATCAGACCTGCACCGCCTTCTCCCCGGTGTAATCTTCCCACCGCTTGATCGCGACGTCGCAGTATCGTGGCTCGATCTCCATCGCATAGCACGACCTGTCCGCATACTCTGATGCCATCAGCGTGGTGCCTGTCCCTGAGAACGGGTCGACGATTAGACCCCCAGACTCACAAGACGACTTGACCGCCCTGATAATCATCAGCACGGGTTTCGGCGTGGCGTGGTCGTGCCTGTCGGCCCCCTTCACTCTTGGAAACTTCCATACGTCGCCAATAGGCGCATACAGCCAGACGTCGGTCATGGCCTCGTGGGAGTTGTCGAAATATGCGCGGGTCGCGTAGAACTCACGCTTGAGGTCATCGTGGTCACGCTTGAAGGCGTCGTCCTTGGCGGCGGCTTGGAGCGCATTGTAATGATGCTCCGGTATGAATTCCCACTGCGACTTCGTGAACCAATGCCCGAACATCCCAACGCCTGTAATTCGATGGATGTCGTCTGCCGTCCATCCCATCTTCGCCACGTCCGCAGCAAGTGCCGAGCGTATCCCTTCCCACCCCTCCCAATACTTGTCGGCGTTATTGTTGAAGCCCTGTTCGCCTAACATAAAGAACAGGCACCGCTCCGATGATTGGAACATCCTCCCCGCTTCTGTCTTCACCGACATCCCACCGCCGCCCTTGTCCCAGACAATCTCATTCCTGAGCGTCAGCCGCTCCGAATTCTTGAGGCCACCCGTATGCCACAACCTCGACAGGTCTGCACTATTGCCCCAGATATACGCGCTCGCATTGTCGTCAATATGGGGCCGGAACGCCTCCCACCAGGACATGTGGAACTGGTCAAGGTTCCCATCGTGGAGGTTGTCATTGTCGAAGCCCTTGTTCATGCCGTAGGGCGGGTCGGCGTGGATCAGGCTCGCAGTCCTCCCACCCATCAGCCTTACGGCATCCTCTGGGGCCGTACTGTCACCGCATAACAGACGATGGTTCCCTAGCTGGAATAAGTCCCCGCGCTGTATCTCAGAGGTATCAGGAATCTCGAAAGCATCTTCCTCTTTCGGCAGCACCTTGGGCTTCTCGTCGGGGACATCCTCCATCATGCTATTCAGCAAATCTGCCACGGCCTGATTATCGGACGAGACCGAGGCCAACAATTCGGTGAGCCGGTTTCCGTCCCGGCCCGCCATCGCCGCTAGCGGGTCGAGGGTCGCCAGCATCAGGTCGGCCTCCGCCTCGTTGATGTCCAGCACCAGCACCGGAACGTCGGAGTCGGGCGTGGTCTCAGCCCGCAGATGGCCGTCGACCAGCATCAGCCCCTCCGGCGTCTCGCGGGCGATCAGGGCGTCGGCGTACCCGACCTCGGCCAGGACGCCTCTCAGGGCGTCCTGCTGTGCTACAGGGTGGGTTCTCCAGTTCTTCGGGTTCGGGATAAGCTCCGACGCCGGCACGCGCCTGAGTTCTTTGATCCGGTCTCTAATCTGCATCAGCCCTCCTTCAGAACGATAACGGATAAAGCTCCCCAAGGTGCTGCCATAGCTGCGCCATTGGCCGGAGCGCGTCGACAGGGATAGCGTGATTCACGTAGTTGTTCAGCCCTGGCCGAGTCGGAGCCTCGCGCACAACGTCGTCGAACTCCCACCCGACGAGCGTCGACCGACCCAGGCTTCTGAAGTACGCCAGGACGCGGATGTCGCATCGGCGTTCCTTGGTGCCGACCAACATCCGCCAGACATGCGACACGCACTTCACGTCAATGGTCTGGCCGTGGACGACGAAATCATGCCCACCGTCGCCGGCCCGCCTGACGGTCATGTCTAACGCGAGGCCGGTCGAACGATGGAAGGCGTGTTCACCGGAGATGCCGAGGAACTCCCGATCCTGGCGGATAGGGTTGCTGGTGCTTTGGCCCCGGTGTATTTTCATCCGTCCGCGGGCGACCCGTTCCAGGTCGGGGATCGTCGGACATGAGGCATCGCAAACATGCCCCAGGTCGATGAATGCCACGGTTGCGCCTCCTATTCGCTGACAGGCGTTACGGTGACCGCGACCCGGCTTTCGGCGCGGGTCTTGACGCGCTCCGCTGTCATAGTGTACTCGACGACGTGGGCGGGGTCATCATCGACCGGCATTGCCCCTGCGTCGACCAGGCCATCAATGACCGGGCCGCAGAGGGTCGCGAGGCCGTCCCAGTCGAACGCCTTGCCGCAGTAATATTGCCGGACGGAGACCCGGCACCGATCAGGCGTCGTCCATCCGTCCTCCGCCTCGATGAGTCCCAGGATGTATGCGTCCTCGCGGGCTTGCCTGATCAGGGGCTGCGATTCTCTCCAGTGACTTTTCCGGAGACCGTTCTTGGATAACCGACGATCCGGTTGAAACTCCACCGTTAGCGTTTCCATTGATCCCTTTCTCCCTCCCGTTGTATAACTCCTACACTCCCCCTACGCCCCCCTTTAGGGGGGGCTAGGGGAGTAGTTAACTGGTTAACAGTTAACTGGTTAACACGTTCTGCGTCCTCATGTTAAGGCTTAACGCCTCCGATGTTAAGGATTAACACGTCTACCACAACACTCCCTGCACCGGTTCGATTACCGGCCACCATGTCACCTGCCTCCGGCCACTACCCTCCCAGACACGCGGGACGCCCTGCCGGATCAGGCCGAGGTTCTTCAGGTCGGCTAACCGTCGGGACGTGATGTGCATCCCGTAACCGGTCGCCTCCCCGATCTCCCCTGCGACCCGTCCCTCGGTCGCGATCACGGTGTCTAGGATGTACCGGCACTGGGTCTGCCGCGATCCCCCCGCGTTGATCGACGCCTCCGCCCCATAGCTCGTTACCGGATTGTCCCGGCGAGATACCGGGACATCCCACCTCTCCGACGTCTCCATACATGCCTCCTGACGGCCCTGGCAGCCCCGGGGCGGCGTTTAATAGCCGCCCCGGAGGCTTACCCTATGCGCTGTCTAAAAACGGCGCTAAGACAGGAACGGGAAGTCCTGATCAGAGTCCCACCGAATCTGCCGGCGGGTCTGTCCGGTCGACCATAGTTGCCAGGTTTTGAGTATCAGTGCCAGCCGTTCTCGTTTGTCGAGTTGCCTTCCGGTTCCGAGGTTATCGATTAGGCGTCGCCGGAGGCTGATGATCGGGCTGTTTTCGCTTAGGTTGTAGCCCGACAGGACACTGCCCAGATACTCCGAGGCTCGTTCCTTGGTTGCCCCGGACTGGGTGATCGCAAACCAGATCATAGCGGCCTCAGACGCCGGGATTAACGCCCTGCCGTGGCCTGTATCGCGGAGCGACAGGGATACTGTGCAAGCCTCGCGCAGCCCCGGCCATTCGTGAAGGTATTCTATGATCCTGGGGATACTCGTTCGCCGCTCAGGCGATTTCTGCGCCGGGTAGGTCATCGCCGCCGTATCGTGGGCAACGTAGCCCTTCCAGAGAGTTAGAACCGCGGAGAGCACGGTTGAGTTCTTCTCGCCGGCCATCTGGAGATTCGCGGCTCCCGACCGCTTCTTGCCGGTGTCAACCGTTGATCGGGCCTCGGCCTCGATCCCGGTTATGACAGCGCAACGGTACTGCCGGCCAGAACTCAGTACCGCCTGGAGCCGGTGCTGTCCGTCGATCAGCACCCCGGCCCGGTCGAACACTATCGACTCGCCGTTCTCCCGCCAGTAGCCCCGCGTCATCTCAGCCGCGAGTACGCGGGATGTATCCCGGCTGAACGTCCGGTTCCGGTCGTTGCGTTTCAGCCACGCTGCCGCGATCTCCGGCGTGATCAGAACGATTCTCGACGTCATCTCCTCGTCAATCGGCTCGGCGATCCAGTAACACTCCCCGCCGCATATGTGCTGCGGGACGGTATAGGTGCATCGGTGGTCAGGTGGCGTCATCTCCGTTATCGGTGTCATCCTCGTTGTAGCCATGTTGCTCCTTCCCGTTTTGGGTTTATAAAATGGTATCTTCATCAGTCCACCCCCAGCGGCTCGGTGGTCTCCCACCG